ACAACCCCAGCCACCACAACCGATCGCACCACCAACCGGCGTCGGGCTATCGCGGAGCGGCTGTTCGCGGTCGCGTTCGACCCCTGCACGCTGTTCGCCATCCAGGTCACGTGAAAGGAACCGACCATGACCGCACCAGCAGCCTATGACGGTGCAGGCTCGCTGTTCGCCCTGGCCATCCGCGTGACCAAGCTGGACGCGACCGGTGCCCCCGCCGTGTCCACACAGGCCGCCTACATCTCCGACGCCCTGGTGAAGGCAGAGATCGGGCTCACCTACAACGAAACCGAGCAGGTCACCCAGTTGAACGGCACCGGGGTGGCGTGTGTGTCCTACCAGGCACCACAGTCGGTGAGCCGTGGCGCGATCTCCGGTCTGCAGATCTGCCAGCCGGATCCGGTGCTCAAGCAGTTTCTGCTGGGCGGGGACATCATCATGTCCGCGGATCCGACGCCGGCACCGATCGGCTACCGGGCCCCGCTGGCGAACGTGCCCCAGAACACCAACGGGGTGTCGATCGAGCTGTGGTCGCAGGCGATCGTCGGATCGAGCTACGCCGCCACGCTGCCCTACATCCACTGGGTGTTGCCCAAGTGCACCGTGGTGCCTTCCGGCGCGTGGGCGCTGGCTGCGGATGCCGCGATGGTGCCGGAGTTCGAGGGCTACTCCGAGCAGAATGCCGGCTGGGGCCAGGGTCCGGAGGATGACTGGACCTACCCGTCCGATCGCGTATGGCAGTACGCCCGGGTGGCGGCGCTGCCGGACGTGTCGCGGCGCTGGATCGCGGTGGCATGACCGAGCCGGTCTCCACCACGCTGTGCGCGGCCTGGGCCGATCTGGCGGACCTGCCGGACACGCGCCCGGCGCTGGATGACGCCCAGTGGATGGATCTGCTGGTGGCGGCCAGCGAGATCCTGTGGGCGCTGTCCGGCCGCCAGTGGTCGGGGGCCGGGGACTGTACGGCGACGGCGACCCTGTATCAGGACGGTGACCAGTGTCTGGGCTGGTGGCCGGGCAGTAACCAGGTGGTGGCCGGGTTCGGCGCGGCACACTACCTGCCGCGGCCGGCGGCGGACGGGCAGCGGGCGCTCAAGCTGCCGCACGACGAGGCCACCACAGTCCAGTCGGTGACGGTTGGCGGGGAGGCGTTCGTCGACTACCGCCAGCAGGGCTCGTGGCTGCACCGCACCGACGGGAAGCCGTGGGTGGGTGCGGAGGTGGTGATCGCCTACCGCTGGGGCGTGGCACCGCCGACGGCCGGCAGGGTGCACGCGGTCAACTACGCGCTCGAGCTGGGCAAGGCGATCGCGGGCGACACGTCGTGCCGGCTGCCGAAACGAGTGGTGAGCCTGACCCGCCAGGGCGTGTCCATGGCGTTGATCGATCCGCAGCGGTATCTGGAGCAGGGCCGGCTGGGGATCGTGGAGATCGACCAGTGGTTGGTGGCGGTGAATCCGCACGCGGTCCCGGAGCGCGCGTCGATCTGGTCACCGGACGTGCCGCGGGCCGTTCCGTCGTGACTCCCCCGTGCGGGTGACTTCTCCCACCTGTTACGAATAGAGACTTGTCACCCCCCAAGTTAGGGGGTAGTATCGGTTCCAACAGGTTGACAACTACAGAGTGGAGACGCTGACATGGCGACGATCACCGACCAGGACCGTGCTGACAAGCTCGCGGAGGCCGCCACGAACGAGCTGGCCGCCAGCCTCACCCGCATCGGCGAGAGCGCGACCTACTCGCAGGCCGAATATCGTCAGATCGCCTGGCTGTTCGACAAGGCCACCGTGCGGAGCACCACCGGCACCGGCAACGAAGTTGAGGTCACCGGCCCGCACGGGCGCACCGCCAAGCGCTACGGCTACCTGCTCTATGCGGTGCTCGAGCGGGCCTGGGGCTCCCTGATGGGGGCGGAGTACGAGATCGGCGAAGACATCGCGGAAGGGCACACCCTCGAGAACGGGGGCAGCCTCACCTGGTGAGAAGAAACCCCCGGCTCCGGCTGGGGGTTTCTTGCATCCGCGGACCTGTGACCCCGTGAATCAGGGGATCACCCGGATAGGCTCGCGGCCATGGCGCTCTCCCGACCGCACGACCCGTTCAGCCCGCACCGGCCGCCGGCTCCCGAGTTCCGCGAGCCGCCCCCCGAAAAACGCCCCCAGATCGCCGCTGACGAGGCGGAGGCCGGCCGCGCGCCCCAGCCGTCCAGCGAACCGCCGCCAGCAGCCAGGCGCCGCCAGCAGCCACCGCGAACACGCCGCCGTGCCGCGACCACCAAGCGGAGGAAGACCCCGTGAGCCGCCTGCAGCTCCAACCTGTCGCCGACGGACTCATGGCCTGGGTGGTCGACGCGTTCGCCGCGGAGGGTGTCGACCTTCCCGAGCGGCGCACTCTGGCGCCCGGCTCGCCCGGTGAGATCGCCTGGGACTGCGAGCAGGTGGCGCTGGCGCTGGCCACGCTCACCCCAAGCGGTGGCGGCGGTGTCGCCAACCTGCTGCCCCAGGCAGGCTCGCCGGCCGGCGTGGGGCTGGTTCGGCTGGCCACCTGGTCGATCCAGGTGGTGCGCTGCACGCCGGAGCCGGACGAGGATGGCAACCCGCCGGATGTGGGCCAGCTCGCGGCGGCTGGCGCGGCTCAGCTGGCTGACATCGGCGTGCTGTCTCAGTGTCTCGCCGACCTGGCGAGCTCGACACCGGGCACCGTGGCGTGGCTGCAACCCGGGACGGTGATCAACGCTGGCGGGGTGGCCACCCTGGGCCCAGCTGGCGGGTTCCATGGTGCCGAGGCCACCGTGTCGATCTCGGCGCTGGCGGTGAGCTGATGGCCGCGACGATCACCGTGGAGTTCGCGGGCGTACGCGTGACGGATAGGGACATCGCGCGGATAGAGGCGCACATCATCGAACCGGACCTTGACCGGCGGGCGACCCGCGTCCAGGCCGCCGCGGTGCGCGGGGCACCCAAGCGCACCACGCGGCTGGCATCCACGATCCGGAAGAACCGCGGGCGCTCAGCGGTCGGGCCGCACGTGGACGTGGTCACCGGGCGCAGGGGCATGACCGACTACCTGGGCTACATCCTGCGCGGCACGCCGCCGCACCTGATCCGGGCGATCGAGAACCGCCCGAACGCGCATCTGCGGTTCGTGGCCGGCGGCCAGGTGGTGTTCGCCAAGGTGGTGCACCATCCGGGCACCTCGCCCAACAACTTCCTCGCCCGCGCGCTCCCGGAAGCCCTGCGATGAGACCCAGCTGGATCGACTTCTACCCGGATCCACGGATACCGCGCCGACGCGACTGGTTCCCGGTCGTGACGGTTACGTTCGCGATCGTCGGCGCGTTCGTGCTGGGCCTAGCCGTAGGACTGGCGCTATGAGCCTCGCATTCAGGTGCGGCACGTGTGGTGGTCGGCCGTCGTGGCGCCTATTGCGTCGTGGTGATGCGGTGGTGACGTGGGCCGACGACAACCACCTGGCGGCCGAGCTGAGCAAACTCCAGCGAGAATGGGAGCATCGCACCGAAATCGTCGTCACCGCCTCGCACAGCCCGGCGGGTCCGCGGTGAGGTTGCTTCGCAACCTGGGGCGCCAGCTCGCCTACTTGGCCAGCTGGCACCGGTTCTGCGATCACGTGCAGGACCACGGCGGAATGGCATGGGACGGCTGGCACGTCTACTCCGGCACTACCACCGAGTTTCGCCAGTGCCGACGGTGCGGCTGGGAGCAGCGTCGACCGGTCCCCGGGGCGTGGGTGTGAGCGATCACGATGCTATCGCGGCGGCGGTCATCCTGGCCGGGCTGCTCTACTGTGGACTGAGATATGCCCCGAACCTGTTGGGGCCCAACCGAAAGCTGGCACTGATGACGCAGCGCATGAGCAAGACGGACGAGATCAAAACCTACGGTGGCAATCCACTGCAGGACCAGCAGCTAGCCAACCCGTTCGTGTTCCGGCTGGCTGGGCTGCGCTACGACGAGGTCGAGACGCACGAGTTCGCCGTCACCCGCAAGGCGGACACCGTGCTGGCGCTGCGGTTCATGGGGATCGACGACGACAGCGCGGGCGAGCTCGCGCCACTGGTCGTGCGGCTGATCGCCAAGGCGCTGGACAACACGGACGGAGTGCCGGTGCAGTGGTCCCCCATCGCGCTGAACAAGCCCAAGAACGCGGGCGAGGACTGGGAGCCCAAGTTCCGCGGACCCGACGGCAAGCTGCACCCGATGAACCAGGCCGGCAAGTTCGAGGAGTTCGCGGCCGGATCGTCGCGTCGCCGCTGGGA